TGCTCGCTATCATCGCTGGACCGAGGCAGAGAAGAGCATTGTGCGCGAGAATGCACATTGCATGACCGCCATTCAGCTTGGTGAAATGCTTGGCATCAGTCATCGTGCAATACAGAGCTTTGCACAGAACAATAACATTAAATTTAAGAAAAAAGGAGATAAGCACTATATGTGCCAGATACCCGATGCCGATGTTGAGATGTGCCGAGCACTCTACGATGAAGGACTGACACCAAAAGTCATCGCAGAGAAGATGGAAATGAAGCGCGGTACGGTGCAGAAGATAGTTACTTTCCAGATTCGTTGCTAGCGCTTGCGGCGAATCCATCCCGCACCACGTTGGACGATGTGGTCATTTAGCGCGTAGCGGACTGAGTCCCAGAAATGGTTATGCGCATCCACAATGTCGGTAAGTATGTTTCCAGTCAGCTTATCGACTTTATAACTGTACATGGCCGCCTCATTCTGCATTTCTTTGCAGCGTTCATGGATAATGATTGCATCGCATCCCCTTAACCATGTGACACCCTCCTCTACGCTTCCAGCCCACTTGTTACATGGATGGATGTCGAATCCGGCGCGCCTGATATGACTTATCGTCTCTGGCCTTGCGCAATCAGCATACCACCTCGCCCTCTTCGCCATAGGGAATGACTGCTCCATAGCTGCTGGCGTATCAGTTATCTCAAGCCCCACCCTGCCGTACTCGCGATTAATATAAACGTTGCGCCTGCTGTCTGGCAGCTCTTCGATATAGACTTCCACCATGGCCGTAGGATCGGAACTAAAGCCGAAGTCCATGCCAAAGTAAGGCCCATGCCATTCAGGCTTAACTTCGAAGTCAGCAACTCGCCATTTACAGCCGAATACCTGCTCATCGCTTCTGGAGGAGAATCGGCCTTCATAGATATGAAGATAACGGTCGAAGTCGTTCTCCTTCATTGTGTTCATGTGGCGGCGAAGCTCTTCCGTGAACCAGTGATTATCAGACCAGTTGATTTCAATTATTAGGCGATCATCATCCTCATATATTCCATCAACCACTCTCTCCTTCCATGGCGCAACCCAGGTCTGCCACACAGGGTCCTGCTCATTCTTCGGGTTGAATGTCGTGATTATCTCCGCGCCTGGCTTCCTGATGGTTGGTATTAGCACTTCAATGCTCGCACGGGTTATCGACTCAGCCTCTTCACACCAAGCTATATCAACGCCAGCCATACCTTTAAGTGCAGTGATGTTCCTGTGCATACCCCTGAAAAAGAACTTTGAACCCGAGCCACCATGGGTTATCTCATTCTCTACGACGCGGTATTCCTCGCTGTTGCCGTTGCGGCTTATCGCATCAACAATCTCGGAGTAGCTTGAGTCCTTTATGGAGTTCTGAATCTCCCTAAGGCACGCGATACGGCGCTTCTTGAACCGGCTAATCTCCTGCAGGTAGCTAACTACTCCGTATGTCTTCCCGCTGCCTCGGCCTCCATAGATTGTCTTATATGGCCTAGCATAGAACATTCGCTCAAGCTTTGCTGGCACAAATAACTCAGCCGCTTCCTCGGTCTCAGTCACTCCGCTTTCTGTAAGGTATATGGATTTAACCAAATCACCACTTGGTGATACCAAGCCGAACACCTTTGATCGTGACACAGTTGATATTGACCCCGCCACAAGCTCCAGCTTTTCGATTGCAGCCAGGCTTAGTCTTTTTCTAGCCATGGTTACAGAACTCCTTATGATGCGACTCCCTGAATTTAATCATCGCCTCTTCAGCCTCTGCAATGTCTTGAAATCTTCCGACTCGATAATGCTTTCCTTGCACCCAGCATTGCGCAACCCAGCAACCAGCGCGCTTATCCCAACAAACGCCCTTTACTCCTGAAGTGTTTGTTGATGGCATTCTCAGGTTCCATCCATTTTGGTGCTTTGTGGCGCATCTTAAGTTCTCTAGCCGATTATCTGACTTGTTATGATTTATATGGTCGATGAACTCTTCAGGCCATTTTCTATAAGAAAAAAACCAAGCAAGTCTATGCGCGCGGAAGCTATGCCCATCAATATTTATAACGACATATCCAGAGTCGTTTTTTACGCATCCAGCGATGCATCCTGCCTTAATTCTGTTTGATCTTGCTGATGGCTTTTTCAACCAAACAAAAAATCCCGACGTGGGATCATAAGAAAGGAGCTCGGTTAGTCTTTCGTAGGTGAGATTATGTTCTTTAGCAGACATTTAAATTAATTCCTCATCAGGGTCATCATGAAGTGTCGCGGCAATCGGTGATGAGCCGACTTTCGGATGCCTCCTAGCCGCAAATCTACCTTATCAGCTATTCCCCTGCTCCTCCAGTAATTTCTCCAGGCGCTCAAGGCGTGCGGCAAGCTCAGTAACTTCTCGCACGTCCAGGCCAACCCGAACCACCTCCGCAAATGTTTTACCGAGGTCTGCCGGAATCACGCCGGTCGCTATGCCACGGATGACGGCATCAATCTTTTCTACTGCTGTGCCTTCATCAGGGAAATCAACCTCAAAGGTCGGAGCCACTGGCTTTGGCAATGGACTGAAGCGTACGATAAGTTCTTTCATCATTGCTGAATCGCCCTCATGCACAGCCATCTGCACAATCTTGTCGTAAAGTGCATCCTCGCTCAGCCCCTGGCGTTCAAGTGCGGCAATAAGCAGCTGACGCTTATCCTTGCCGCGTCGGTTTTTAGGTTGATTTTCGCTATTAAATAAATGTTTTGCCATAGATTAAACCTATTAATTATCAGTTTTTAATCTGTTCTACAGATATCATAGTAGTAGTTTACCACATACAAAAAAACCCCGCTTAGCGAGGCTTTTCTTTTGACTGCATATGCCATAGCTTCCTGCCTGGCATATCGATTCTGACACCATCAATGGCATCAGGAAAGGCTTTGGCAACCTTAGCGATGAATCGGTCAAGACCGCATTCCTTTGCGGCCTGCCAGACTTCCTGCTTAGTGTTTATTTTAAATCTCCTTGTTCATGGATGGTAGGTTTTCGGTAGAGAAAATCGCCATTGTTCAGCTTGGTCGGATTGGCAAATGAAGCCTGATAGCCGTAATAAGAATCGAAATACACCGACGCAACAGGCTCACTAAACGCCTTCCGATAAGCCAGAAGCTCTTTTGCCATTTCACGCTGCTCATCAGTGAAAAGAATGTCGCCATTAATCACCTCTTCCAGCCGCTCATCACTAATCATCCTGACCTCCCGGCGCTGCTGGCAGTGGCATCCAGTGGGTTATCGGGTATTTACTTTGAAGGTTTATGAACTCAAAATGCTCGTCCTGCCATCTCTCCTCCTCTTCAAGGTATTCATCACGTAGGTAAGCCCCCGCACCAACATACCTCCCGTTGGTTACCAGAACCCATGATTCGTCTGGGGGTAATCTTTCACTACACTTTACCCACCCATTGTTTACAGGCTGTGTGGTGGCATTAAGGCGCTGGACTTCGGCAGGCGGTGTAAATCCAATAACTTGATCGCCTTCTTTAACCAGGCGGATGAGCATCGCGAGGTTATCAATCAGTTCGGCCTCGACGTTATCCCACGTTTCACGGCCTTCGGTGTAGTGAATGACGGCTTTGATAACTTCTCCGCTTTCCTCTGCCACCTTATTCAGAACGTAATTAGGCTGTGGGAATTTAGTCATCGCCTTTTCAGAGCGCGCTCTTGCCTTCTCAACTAGGATGTCAAAATAATCTGGCAACTTAATCATGATTTCACCTCGTAGCCCTGCTGGCGCAATGCTTCGACAACCTCACTCTCAACCAGGCAAAGCTGATTCCTGTTGTTGATTGTCAGCGTGCAATTACCTAAATCCACCGAGCGCAAAAGCTGAGCGGGTGGCGCTGTACTCACATAAACCTTCTTACCTTCAAAACGATCAGGTAATTCATCACGTATTGATGCCCAAACACCAGCACCAATAAATACGCAATCAAACGGGCCTGCTGTATCAGCCGTCAGCGCTGCGAGTGCCAACTGCTGGCGCTTAAGTTTGCTGTTGAGCAAGGATATTGTTTCCTGTACTGCGTGCGGTAGCTGCGAGTATCTGGATAACTCTTGTTTAATACTCATAATCTCGCGCTCGCAATCAGAAATCAGCGCCTGCACATCACCATCAACTGGATTTAATTTATCTTTTAGATAACGCATAAATTTATATTCCTTATTGGAATTGAAAGCCCTTCTTCCGAATGCAACCCAATCATCTTCCTGTCGGGTAAACAGTCTCCCATTGCAGCTATTTAGTTGATGGAATTTTAAATCTTCTATTTTATCGACGCCTTCTGGATTGTAAGTGTCATAATATCTGCCATTAAAATATACACCTGCATGAAGAGTGTCATCTTCGTCTTCTGCGTAATCAGCATCAAAAGCTCGCCATATAAAAAATACTTCTATATCTAATCGGAAATTAATCTTCATGTATTCTTGAACGAAACACGCAACAGCATAACAAATACCTGTGCTATCTGACTTTATTTCACGACAACACGTAAACCATTCACCAGAAATATCTTTTTTACTTTCACTAAAACGAATATACTTACACGAATTTATGCATGTATTTGCATCTTCTATCGTTTCAATATTTTCAGACCACTCAAGATATTCTGTTGTTATACGCTTTAAAAGCAATGTCAATGCTTCACCATCAACTGGATTGGGGGAATTAGTTGTCATGTTTGGCCTCATCATCATTGATAAATTCAACTTTTCCACCCGCTCAGGTTAGCTCCATGATGGCTAAAACAAAAAATGCGGATTGCTGCGCATGGCAGAGACTGGAAGGGCTCGGGGGCGACTTCAAAGTTGCCAACGGGAAGAGCGGCGAACTTGTTGCTGTCGAATGTCTCATTCCTTCATGCCTGCCACAAAAAGGCGAGAGATTTTCCGGTAGCGCGTGTAACGTTGCCTTCATAGACATTAATAATAAATTTCGGTTCGCCTCTGGAATTACTGAGATCATGATTAACGGGCGCATAACACCGGGAATGGTTTCACCGATAGGCAATGTCGCTGGCGCGTCAGTTTATCTGGTAGCTGACTATTCGGATGCCTGGCATGCGCATTATCTGACCGGCGCGCAAATATGGTGCTGCTGGTCAGTTGAAAATATGTGGGAAGTCGCGCGGCTCTTCCCGTCTCACGATGGTCGAATTAAGGCCATAGTAAACCGCAGTGAATGTGAGTTATTTGGCGCTGATAACGCAGATTTGCAGGTTCTGGTTCCGCAGGATTCAATGACCATAAAAGGCGCAAAAGAGATTGAGAGAGTTTTATGGAAGGTCAATGATTTGATGGCTGTTATGTAAAAGAAAACCCGCCAATTGGCGGGTTGTTTCTAAACTAAATACTTCCAATGAATTACATTTTCTATAGGGTTTCTGTCCTTACTGCTGATAAAATCCCCTCCATCGAAAACGCATATATAATCTTCATAATCAACAGTAGTAGCTATCACTAAATAGCCAAGAGGTGGCGCGTAAAAATCTGCGTCAAATTCATCTTCAAAAAGTATCATTTTAACCTCGGGCTTATGTAAACTTTTCCCTTACTGAATACGCAATACCCTGACATCTCCATTGATGGCAAAATCACATCTTTTATCCTGGCATAAAGCTGAGGTATGCCGCTGAATGGCTTAACCTTTTTAATTGAGTCATAAAGCCATTTAACCGTAACCACATCTCTCTTCTGCTGAATCTGCTTGCGTAGCCGTTCAGAAATTAATTCAATCTCTGACTTCTCTCCTGCATAACCGCGAGATTCAACAGCGTCAGTAAATGTCTTTGTAAGTGCTTCATAAACAGCTATGGCGCGACTCATGCTGTCATCATTTATTGTAAATGACCGCTTGCCACCATCATTCCAGTTATCTGCAACGTGAAATATCGCAGCCAGGCGCGTGATGTGCTTATCAGCCTTCCCCATTGCGCCACGCAGCAATGCGTGCTCCCATTTTCCCCCGTCACGGAAGTTCTCCTCCCATCTATCGCGATGCATAGCCAGCATCTTTTGTGCCATTTTGCTGAGTTTAAGTTTAACCTGTCCGGCTTCAATTACCGCATGCACAAAGCGCGCATACTCAGCCTTCAGTTCTGCGGCTACTGGCTCATATGCTGGCCTGTCATTGTCATAGTCCCAGTGTTTGCGTTGTCCAATCATTGGAGGCTCACGCAGCATAAGGAATCGCTCAGTCAGGCCGTTTCCGCGCTCACCAGCAGAAAGAATTGATTCAATGCTCTCATCCTGAGCAATTACCGAAATGTTACCCAGGATGTTACCAGATGAAATGCCGCGACCGATACGGGCTGTACCAACGAACCCGCCGTCCCAGCCCTTCAGCACGATTTCGGCATTCGATTTTGAGCCATCGGCACCATACGATAAACCCAATGCTGTGTTGAGTGCTGTAGCCTCATCAGAAATAATGCTGAAAAAACCACCCTCAGCATTGGCAATAAGCTGAATTGCCTCTGGCGTTCCATCGGTAACCGGGTAGGTTATTGGGTAGATTTTCTCCAGCTTTTCATTCTCCCTTGCCATGTCATCTGACAGGGCCTGCTTCTCATTCTGGTTGGTTGCCTCTTTGTAGGTTTTCTTCAGCTCTTCAAGGCGGAAGTTAATCTTGGCGATCTGCTTGATGGCCTTTTCACTTATCCTGTCAAATTCAGCCTTGATTGGCATGACGTGCATTGAGTTAACCGCAGACTTCCCCGATGATGGAGGCTGTGAAGTCACAACATACATCGAAATTGGCAGTTCTGTTCCGTGATATTCAACGGTGAAATTGCGCGCCATAGCGCTTGAAACGCATCCAATCAGGTGCATGAACGATGTGTTTGGCGGGAACTGAACTGACCTTGCAACCGATAATGCGTAGCGACTTAAAAGGTCTTTTCTGCTTTCGCTGGTCAGTGAAATTGTTGAATATGTCTCTCCACCATCTGATGGATTTTCCTGAATCTCAGGCCACATATTGTAGTTTGGCGAGATTTCATAGCTGATTGCAACCGCCGCCGCCGTCCTTCCTGTCGAGGCTGCTTCTGTGAAAATTTCCTGCGCTGATTTCATTTTTCACCCTTGTAAATGACGAGAACACCGGATTCCATTTTTTTTGTTCTGACCCTGACTTTAAGTGAGTAGCAGGTGCCCCTTATCCTTGCTGAAATCTGCCTTGCCGTAAGCCCTTCGCGTAATGGGTAAATGAATGACTCACCGGGAATCATGACAGCAAACTGATTACGCAATTCATTGGTCATTCCGCATGTGCTCTTTGTCTTCCGCTCAGAAACGAGATTCCTCGTCTGTGCCACACTTAACTTTTCAAACATGTTTTCCTCCTTATCTTTACCCATACTAACCCATCCTTTATCTCTCTGGAAACAGTTTTTTCCTCCCAACCTTCGGCTGTCATGCCTGAAATGTCAAGAGGTGCTATTTTAGCAGTTCTGCAA